CGCCTTCGTCTTCGTCGTCGCCTTCAGCAAAACCAAAACTCTCGTCCACTTCTTCGTCGTCTTCATCGTCTTCTTTTTTAGACTCATCTACGGCTTCTTCGTCTTCATCGTCACCGTCTGCTTCGTCTAATTCTTCTTCGTCATCTTCCTCATTTACTTGGAAGTCTTCAGCAAGAATTTCTTCATAGATTTCGCGAGATTTTTCAACTACTAGTTGATGGAAAAGCTCTTTGGCTTTGTCACTTTCTTCATTAATAAGATGTTCGAGCATCTGCTCGAACTTATTTCGATCAGTCATGGTTTGTCTCCTATAGGTTGCAAGGCTGTCAAATATATTTACACTTAATTGTAATAATAGGGGTAAAATGGTGTAATTTTAACGAATTTTAGACCACGTTTCTTGTAATTTCTTAAATTCGTTAATATGCATGTGTCTAAAATTATGTTGTTCCCATGCGGGAGTATAATATGTGTTATCAACTACTCGATAAAATTTTATTTTAGGATTAGTTTTTACAACACTTTCGGTTTGTCGTTCCCAGTTACCGTAGTAAGTTGCTGGTTGATCTGAAGTTTTATAATTGTCTGTATCTGCATAAACGTTGTTTACTTTGCCAGCAACTCCTGTAAAATCAAAACCAAAAACAAAAATTTCTATAGGTTGATGTTTAGCAGCTAGGTACAAGGCTGTAGGTCCTGAACTCCAACCTAAGCTAGGGTCAAAATATTTGAACCCGTTAAATGTTTTATATCTTATGTTAGGGTTAGTCCAAACTTCGTGATTTAATTGATATCTAGAATTGGCAATTTCTATAATCATCTTACTATCTACTGCTACTAGATAATCTGGTTCAAACTCTCTATAGAGAGCGTTACATCCGTAGACATTACCGTAAGATTTTATATCGTTGGGGTTAATTAATAGGCGGCTGCGCCCATTTCCTAAAACAAAACTTCTCATAAATTAATTTATGCTGCTGGCTGAGCAGGAGCCATATACATTGATTGAATTAGTTCTAATTCTTTTTCTTGTTCAAGTATATGTGATTCACTAGCTTTTCTAAGCTCGTTAATCTGTTTTAGTGTTAGTCGAGTTTTACGTGTATCTTTTCTTTTTAAAGATGTAATGTCGCGAGCAGGCGAACTGCGTAGATCATTAGACACAGATTGCATGTCTTTGTCAGCATAAAAAAGTTCTCGTAAAATCATATGAAATATTTATGCTGTTGGTGGTGTTACTGGTGCAGTAGGCGCAGCAGTTCCTGGAGCAACTGGAACTGCACCACCCGCGTCATCTGGTGCTACTTCGTCTGCTAGGTCACCTAAATCACTTTCAATGCCTGCTTGACTAATACCTGCTGACCGCATTTCGCCTGAGCTATCTGTTGGAATAGCTTTACTCTTACCGTTTTCTTCAGCCCATAGACGTTCGTTTTCTGCCATTTCTTCGTCTGTTAACCCTAAGAATCGTTTCATAGCAAAACGTTTACTCATGTGCGGAACTTGTAATACCTGTTGGAACTGTGGGACACGCTGACCGTCTAATTCTGCTTGACGATATGTAGCAAAGTTTTGCGGAGGTTGAAATTGTAATTCAAACATACTTGAGTCAATGTTTACTCCTCTATCGTACAAATAAAGTTTAAACTCTTGATCAAACATCTCTTGCATTAAGCTTTGTAAGCGTTGGCAATAGTTGTTAAAACGTAATTCTTGAATGTATGCTGTACCAACTCGCCCATCGTTATACTGCGCTTGGCTATCATCTGCACCTGTTGGCAGATAGCTACTTGGTATTCTTAAACCACGAAATAGTTTATTTGTAAAGTATTTTAAATCATCAATCTCGCCGAGATTCGTCCCTCCAGGTAGAGTCTCAACTTTGGATCCTCTTCCTTCAGCAGTTTGTGGGAAGAAGTAATCTTCATTGATAGATAGCGGGTTATATGCTGAATCAATAACGTTAGTACCACCGCCAGTAGCACTAGGTAGTCTTCTTTGGTTAATTTCATTTTTAACCCTTTCAACAAAACTCATAGCAAGGTGACTAGGCATATTACCTACATCAACATAAAATACTCTGCGCTCGGGAGCACGTTGAACACGATAGATAATAATAGCATCTTCAAGTAATTCTTTTTGCTTGTAAACTTTAAAAACGTTTTCTAACAAACTGTTACCAAAAGGATAGTTATTATCTAATCCTTCACTTAGACTCAAATGAACCACATGCTTTGCTTCGATAGCAACTTCGTTTTGATTATTACTAAAACGAGTACCTGGACTAATAGGATATGCACTAGCATTTCCTCTAGCAGCGGCGCCTCCTGCTGCATAAGCAGTGCCTCTGTTGTTAGTGTTCATCGTGTTAGGATTAATTGTAGTAACAACTAGATCTTGAAAGTTAGGGTTTAAGTCACGAATTACATATTGTTCTGGCGCTTTACCTTCACTTTCATTTACAATAACTTTGGTAATCTTGCCTGGATCAATGTAGACCCATTTTTTATTTTCGGGATCACGAACAAAAAATGCATCGCCATATTTGAATACGTTGCGTACAATTCTAAAGATTCTAGTTTCAAATTTTTGTAATTTGCACCACTGTTGTAGATATTCTCTAAGAATAGCGATTTCTGAATTTGTAGCTTTTGTTCTATAAAACAAAGTAAATGGTGTGTGATTTTCTTTATTTTTTTGACTGCAAAATTCTGCAATAATATCTAGTGCCGCATTAACTTCACTATCCATATCCATAGTATCGTATTGCAAATATCGTTCAATACGATTTGGAGCACCGGTGTATACATCGGGTAAAAAACTTGAATAGTTAGCACGAGCTGGACCGGGACGTGACGAGTTAGATCCGATTGGACTATATGTCCCTGGATTGTTGTCAACCGTTACCGGTGTAAAATATTTTTTCCAACTCATGCTTTGGCTCTCTCATATAGATTATTACTACCAGCTTTTGCTGATCGAGCAATAGCTGCATATCCCTGCTCAGATGTTGTAATTAACTGTGCTACTCTACTATTTAACGCTGTTAGAGAATTAACAACATCATCAAGAGTAGTTTTGCTGTCTTTGCCACCAGCGGCTGCACCAGCAGCAGAACTTCTAGATGCATTAGCTCGCATAGCAGCGCCCATATCAGCATCTTCTTGATCAGCTGCTGTCATTGCTGGTTGTGCAGCGGCTGCTGGCCTAGTTGGAGCTGCTGAAACTGTGCTTTTTGGTTTAGGTATTGGCATACCAGTTGGACTAAGGGTGAAACTATTCATATCTATGTTTCTACCTGGCTGTTGTGCAACAGTAGGTGATGATGACGATACAAGATCTTCCATTGCACTTTGACGTGCAATTGCACCGTCTAAGTCGCCAAACTCGTCATGCGGCTGACTTGCTTGTTGAGCTGCAATTGCACCGTCTAAGTCGCCAAACTCGTCATATGGTTGTGATTGTGCGTACTTCATAGCACCTTCTAAGTCGCCAAACTCTGTGTCTGGGTACATTCTTTCTCGGGCTGCTTTCATTGCACCTTCTAAGTCGCCAAACTCATTGTCTATAGGCATAGCATCGTCAATGTCGGCATACACTTGATCCATTATATCACTAGTATCGCTCCAGCCGTCGGCATACCTAGACATTGCTTCTAGTTGTTTGTTAGTTAATTTTTCTATTTGCCCGTCTAACTGTTCAGCTTCATCAAATATTTCGTCCCACTCTGTACCACTTCTTGCAATACCATCGTTCATGATATCTTCAAGTTCCTGTCGGCGCTTACTTGCATATTCAAGTGCATTTGCTGTTTGATCTATAGAATCCAACGGTATTGCTTCTTGTAGATCAGTTGCCATTCTAGACACTACATCATCAAAGTTACTGCCAAACTCGTCAAAACTTTCTTCAAATGGCGCAAACGTAATACCTTTGCTTGATTTAGATACAATGTCTTCAAATCCAGTATTAAAGTCTGTAAAAGATTTTTCAAAAGGCCTTGTCATGTCTGCAATCGCTGCAGGATCTAATTTTATGCTAGAAGATCCGCCACCGCTAATAGTTGTGCTAATATCTTTAGATATTTCACTAAAGTTTATTCCACCACTAAAACCGCCACCTGATACTAAGTCAGGCTTAGACATTTTAGACATCATGCTAGTCATGCCACTCATTGATGACTGTACAACTTTCTTTAAATCATCTGGACGCATGACACTTTCTAGGCCATGTAATTCTACTAGTGTACCTTCTCCAAAATTTTCAAACAGGTTACCTGTAGCTCCTAAACTACCAGTATTTCTTCTCGGTGCTTGTGCTGCCGGTTGTCCTCCAGCTGCTGGTTGAATTCCTGCTAATTTTAATAGAGCATCAGCAGCAGTTGATGCTGCTTTTCCTAATCCTGCTATAGGACCAGCTGCATCTTTTGCTCCTGAAAATCCTTTTTCTAATTGTTTTTCAATGCCTTGAACAAATGTTTCTTGAGTACCAACTTTAGTAGCACCTAATGCACCGTCAGCAAGTTTAGTCAATGCTGGATTAACTTTTTCGTTAAGAGGTACAACTAATTTGTTAAAGAATGCACTTTCAACATCTGCAGTTCTAGCACCTAAATTAATTATAGCTTTAGTAGCAGCATTAGTTTGGTCACCGTTTTCTTTAACACCCTGTTGACCTTTTTCTGCTTGTTCTCTATATAATTGCTGAGCTTTTGCTAATTGTGCTTTATCACTTAGATCTAATTTATTTGCAGCAGCAACTCCTTCAAGACCTCTTTGATAATCCATTTGAGCTGACATGCTATCTCTAAATGTTTTACCAACTGCACCAGATGTGTCTCCCATTGAAGCCATTAACAGGACTTGTTTGTTTTGCATGTCGTTGTTAAACGCACTTCTAGCTGCTATTTGAGCATCAGTTGCTTGTTTTTCTCTTTCGGCACTATCCATTTGAGTATTAGCACTGACTTGAGCAGCTTTCATAGTATTTCGAGACTGTTCTCCCATTAGAGATGCTTGTTGTGCAGCTTCTTTACTCAGTATCTGTCCGGTAGCAAATACTTCTTTAAACATCTGCCCCTGGCCTCGATTCTGTGCCTCTGCTAACTGTGCTCTAGCGTTCTTTTCAAACTCTGCTCGTTTAGCTGGATCATCAATCTCCATCATTTTAGCTCTTAGAGCAGCTTCGAATGCCATGTCTGCATTATTTTTACGCATCTGTGCCATTTGTTCTTCTCTAGTCTTACCAGTGAGTTTGGCCATTAAGTCCATTTCTCTAGCTAGAGCAGTGGCGTTTTCAGTTAATGCTTTACTTCTTGAGTCATCGTCTGCAAATTTTGCTCTTGATGATACATTAGTTAGAGCTAAAATATCATTGAGATCTTTGTTTGTGTATCCCATTTGACGAAGTTGATCAGTAACTGGACCAAGTTCGTCAAACATTCTTTTGCTAGCTTTGGCAAAATTTTCTGCACCTTTACTAACATCGCCACCAAAGCCTGTCATTGAAGCAGAATTTTCTTTAATAACTCCTGCAAATTCTCCAACGTCTAGTCGTGCGCCAGCGGCGGCGGCACGCATTGCAACAATATCATTGCTAAAACTAGCACCTACCTTGCTTAAATCTCTCCATGTATTAAGATTATCCTGGATAACTTGTGAAAGATTTGTATATTGTATTTTTGCTTGACCTACAACATCTTTAAGAGTGTCAAAACCGTCTGTTAGTCCTTTACCTGATTTAGTTAAATCACCTATAGAAGATCCAGATGAGCCTGGAGCAGGACCGGTGCTACTGCCTTTACCGCCTGTTCCGGTAACTCCTGCTATTTTTAAAGATTTTGCTATCTCACTTGCAATAAGTTGAGCATCTGCTGTAGTTAATGACATTATTTTTTCCGGTAAAATCTACGTATATAAATACCTATATTATATTTATCGGATAGATTATGACAGGAAATAACCCGTTACAAAGATTTTTTAGACAACCAAAACTCTATGTCTCATTACCAAGTAAGGGCATTTATTACGAACCTGGTGCTCTTCAAGGAGACTGGAGTAATGTTCCTATTTTTGCCATGAGTGGTATGGATGAAATCATTATGAAAACTCCAGATGCTTTATTCAGCGGAGAAGCCACCGCTAAAGTTATTGAAAGTTGCTGTCCTTATGTAACAAATGCTAAGTTAATGCCTACTATCGATATAGATGCTTTATTAGTTGCAATTAGAATTGCAACATTTGGTGAAAAAATGACTATATCGCAAAACTGTAAGCATTGCGATGCAGAAAATGAATACGAAATTGAACTTACTAAGTTAATCGATTACTTTAGTTCTTTAAAGTATGTTAGTCAAATTCAAGTCATGGAAGGGTTAACTATTAGTGTACGACCTTTACAATACGAAGAAATGACCTATTTCAGTATTGAAAACTTTAAATTACAAAAAACATTGTATCAAACCGGTGAACTTCCAGAAGATCAAAGACAAAAACAAATTGATGAGATTTATAAAACTCTTTCAGAGTTACAATTACAATTATTCTTAACCAGTATTGAAAATGTTCAAGCTGACGGTGTTATGGTCACTGACAAAGCATTTATTGAAGAATATTTGCGTAATACTGACAGAGAAAATTACAAAATTATCAAAGAAAAATTAGAACAAAATAAAGAAACTTGGAATATTCCATCACAACCCGTTATGTGTTCTTCATGCGGTAAAGAAAATTCTATTACAGTACAGGTAGATCAAAGTAATTTTTTCGCATAAGGCTCTTGTTCCTCTCCGCAGATGAGATTGAAAACACTGTAAAAAATCTAGAACAAGACGCCAAAAATTTAAAAGACGAGATTTTTAGAATTAGTTGGTATATGCGAGGCGGAGTAGATAGCAAAGATCTATTTTACCTGTACTCTTACGAAGACAGAATGATCTTAAATCATATTAT